ATCACCTAACATATTAGATAAATCCTTCACACTTTGGTCCACAGATGGTTCAATTGGATCACCATGTTCGTTACCAATCATTTTACCTTCATCATCGATAACATCAATACTTGGCATATATGTCATGCTTTTTAAAAAAGCTTCATATATACCTTGTTTTAATTTAAATGTAGGTTCAGCCATTATACACCACTTCTAAACTTTACCTTTTCTTCTACCTTTTCCATTACATCAGAATAATCTTTAGTAAGTGCTTTTGCTAAATGGTCTGGTAATTGACTTGTATTATCTTGTACTGATTTAACTTCTGGTTCAGAATCAATAGATTTCCAATCTCCAGAATTTGCTGTTTCTTCAAGTAATGAATTCAAAACTTTATTATTAGTTTTAGGTGCAGATCCAATCGAATTTTTTGTAGTCGATGCGGTAGGTTTTACCGGCTTAACTTCATTTAGATCATAACTATTAGCTTTAACTAACACTTCATTTATCTTTTTTTCAAGTGCAGAAAATTTATATTCTAACTCTTCTCTTATAATATCTCTTATTAACTTCTTAAATATATTAACCTTCATTTTAACTCCTAAGTTGTTACTGTTTGTCTATTCTTTTCAGTATAATGATGTTGACTGAAAAATCTTGTTATATCATTTCTAGTATTAGTAATTAATGGCTTTGTTAAATCTTCAACGCCTTCTTCATCTACTTCATATGTTCTGGGTTGCAATTCATCAATCATTCGTTGTACTCTGTTAATGATTGGAGTTGTTGTATCTTTATCTACCAATGGTATTTTAACACCATGTACCAATGCCCGAGAATCTAATATTATTGTCATCATTTCTAATAAAAATTTTCTTAATTCATCACCCATAACAAGCGGTTCAGTCTTATTTTGTGCTTCTAGTCCTAAATAAATATTATGAGAATTAATTACTGAATAACCAGCGTTGTTTAAAGTAAAGTTTTTTCTTGCTCCAAAATTTATATTACTATTTGCAGATATTGTAAAATCACCTTTATTTTCAGCTCGAGCATCAAATGTGATTCTATCAGAACATATTAATATTTGATCAAATTCTATTTGGTCTTCATCATTATCAATTATTTCACCGTAATTATAATCAAATGTATTTTCAAGTCCAACATTACCTAAATTTAATTTATAGTTTTCTCTACCTTCAATATTGTTATCAGTAGATAATAAAAATGGAACAGAACTATTTGGTGTACCAAAATGTTGAAGTATACTACCCACGGACATCATAGAAATAAGTGAACCTTGTATCAAACTTTCAGTAGAAGATATATTATTGTTGCTTATATTTAATACAGGAGAAATACTTCTAGATCCTATTCTAATAGCATTCCCATGTCTACCTTCAAGAAGCATATCTGAATGTTTCGATGTCTCATACTCAGGACCTAAATCATCTAAAATATTATTTCTTTGTTTTTCAATTTTTGAAATAGCTATGGCTGGATAATTTTTACCATACCCCATACTATTTTTAGTTCTTGAACTACCTTTACCTCTACTATCCAATTCTTTATGATGATAGTGATTTGGTGAAAAATTGGGATTGTTTTTTGTATTTAACGGACCAAAATAAAATGTTTTATCTTTTAACATAGTATACAAAACTAAATCACCCCTTGTTATAGAATCACTTAAGCCTCTTAACAAAGGCCTTGCATATAATTCTTTTCTTATGGTGGGTAAAACTGTATTCATAGGTTTTATAACCAGCGTCTGCGATGTATCGCTTTCAATACTTTGTTCATCGTTTTTATTTAAATTAACTCTTTCTACTGATGCTAAGTTAAAACGAATATCTTTTGTTACTAATTCATCAAAAAATCTATTAGGCATTAGTGTCAATCCTTTTTCTTATTTTATCTATATCTATGTCATCGGATTTTTTTTGTAATTCCGTAGCAGCATCTTCAAGTGAATTCATCAGTTCTTCTTTTTCTGTATCACTTAATAAACCAACATCGCTATCATCAAATTGATGTTTGGACATTATTCGTTGAATAACAGTTGCTAACTTTAACAGATTATCATCGTTCTTGACAGCTACATCGAATAATTCTTTTAAAACAGGACCAACGATTGCTATATCTTCTATTCCCTGAATGTAACCATGTACTTCTTGGATTAAAAGATCAATCTGAGTCTTTTTTAATTTAGAATTCTCGTATATCTCTTGAGATAAATCAGAAAAGTTCTTATCGCCGAATATGTTAAAGTCTTTTTCCATACCATTCTATTAATAAATATAGTATGGCAATATTATTATACTAAAGAACCTGTATATATTAAATTGGTGAGATCACCTTTTGTTAAGATTTCTTCTTGGATTTTAGGGTATATTTTACGGAAGGTATTGGTGATTTGTGTTATTTTAGATGTCTTTACATCCGTCATTTCTCTAATCATTATGTATATTGCCTTTTTATTAAAGTTATCAATATTATCTTTATTTTTACATAAATATAATATTGATTCTGCAATATGCTTATCTTGTTCTTTTGGGAAGTAATGTTCTAAATTTTCTTCAAAATAATCTATAGTTTTCATGAAAAGATCTATAGCTACATTTCCTTTAATCGTATCATCATCCGTACCTACATCATAAAGAACATCTATATTATCATGTATTTTTAATTTTTTATAATTAGCATTATTATTTAAAATAAGATAATTCTTTGCTATAACTGAAAAATAACTAAAAGCTTTACTACCTCTAGTATGATCAAACTTGTGCATGTTGATAACCAAATTAGAAACTACTTCTTCTTGTAAGTCTCTAAATCCATAACTAAAATAAGTAAACTTATAAGTATTAATTATGTTTTCTGCTAACTTTAAGAAAGCAGCATGAATTTCTTCGGTGTATATTTTATGTCTGAGTGGTATATCTTCAGACTGGTTATATCTTACAATCGCATCATGGACTGGCGTGCCAAAATAGATTTTACTCTTCTTTTTGCGCTTCTTCTTTATTGCCATCTTCTTCAACCTCAGTTTCAGTTTCAAATAAATTATTTAATTCGTTCCCAAGTTGTTTTATCTCGTCAAAGAAAAAACCTACTTCATCATCGGATTCGAATGTACCTTTATCATCTATGATTTTAAGTTGAAGTTTTATATTTTCTATAGTATTGCTTATGTTTAGTATTATGTTTTCATATGAAGTGATACGGCGTAATGCGTAGAAAGTTATTACACACATGAAGGCTGTAATAATTCCAAGTAAAAAGGTTATTATGTAATGTAACAATTAAGACTCTAATTCAAGTATTTTATTATCTATTAAATCCAGTACTTCCGTTATTATTTCATTTTGTTCAGTATCATATAATAAATTTTTTAAATCTTCTAAAAAAAGAAGGAAATGTTCAATGTCCACTAAGCGTCCCCAGGTATTTGATGCATCAATTCAACTAATTGTTCATGATTAAAATCATCTGCTACAGATAAATAGTCATCTATGATAGAAACCATTTCATTTACATGTCCAACTTTTTCTATTGCCATAGTATATAACTCAGGATTTTCCATTTCCAATACATCAAGTATTTGATTTATTAAATCATTAGCATCGACTAAATTTTTACGAACCTTAAAAAACATTTCTTTATGTCTTTCTTGTTCAATCTCTAGTATATCCAGTTTTTTCATTATAAAAGATAATACTTTTATAATTTTATTTTCCGAAGTGATTTGTTTTTCAGTTGTTTCCATATACTCATAAATAGTTCTACACAAATCGTTAAAGTTAATATTTTATTTTTTAATTAGAAAATGCCCATCCCAATATCACCGAGTGTTTCTATTTTTTCCCTACCATCACACTCTGAGTAATCATCTACAGCAACATCATCTAATTCATCTTCATTGTAGTAATCGAGATTAACTCTTTTATTATCATAATAGTTAGGACTTATTGTAGATATTTTATCAAGTGATTTAAGTTGTTTTTTATCATCAGCCGTTAATTCAAATTGTGATAAGTCTATTTCAATTTTCTTTTTTATTTTCTTTTTCATAGTTTAATACCTCGTTATTATTTATTATTATTTAAGTTTTAGGGGCATAGAAGAAAGGAAGAAAGAACTATGCCCCTTAAGAACCTCTTAAAATGAGATTCAAGTCTTTGAGAACGATAACCTATTTGAGTATCCATGATAATATACGAAAAAATATAACATAAGTCAAGCATTATTTT